TAAGATCACAATAGGTAAAGACTACAAGCATGACTCTATGCACTATGCCGTTGGGCAAGAAGTCTATGGTGGTCATAAAATTTGCGATATAATCGAGGAAGAAGATAAGTACAGCGTTTTTATTAAGAAAGACGACATGGTTATACCATGGAAGGACTTTAACAAAAACATGGCTATATCTATTGAATACAACTTAGAATACTAATGAAGTCTCCTTACGATTACGTAATAAAACCTGTTGGGGATAGATATAACAATAAGGTCCAAGTCGATCCCGGCAAGGACCTTATTTTAAATACAGAAATATCTAATCATCAATACATCAATAGGGTGGCTGAAATAGTTTCAGTTCCTATATTGAAGGCCACGCATTTACGGGTCGGGCAGAAGGTGGTTGTCCATCATAACATCTTTAGAAGATGGTACGACATCAAAGGCCGCGAAAGAAATTCAAGATCTTTCTTAGCAGAAGATAAATACATAGCTCATGAAGAGCAGGTGTATATGTACGAGGATGATGGTAAATGGAAATGCATGCCGGGATTCACTTTCGTAAAACCGTTTAAATCCAAAGACGAACTAACCACGGATACTGAACAGCAACTTAAAGGCGTCGTAGTGTATAGCGACGGCGTTCATAAAATTGGTTCGGTTGTAGGCTTTAGACCAAATATGGAGTTTGAATTCGTACTAGGTGGCAATAGGCTATACAATATAGATAATAGATTTATAACGATAGACTATGGACATAAAACAGACGAAGAGGAATATAATCCGCGCTGGGCAGAAAGCAGTGGACGAGTTAATTAAAGTGGCTGAAGAGGCTATCGTTGATTCTGACGATGATATTTCAGCTGACAGACTCAAGAATGCTGCCGCCACGAAGAAGCTTGCTATCTTCGATGCGTTCGAGATCTTAGCTCGGATACAGGAAGAAGAGGCTATGCTTAATGAAGAAGAAAGACCAAAAGAAGACAAACCTGTGTTTCGAGGGTTTGCCGAAGGTAGATCTAAATAATGTATAAGCAAGACTTAGTAAAAGTTATAGAGCCTATTAGGCTTAATACTTTAAACAGGCTTAATAAGAGTAAGAGCTGGGCTTACGGATATAACAAAGAACACGACGTAGTGGTTATATCTAAAACCGGTCAAATAGGTGAGGTGCTAGATATACAAGGCTTACATATAGCCTTGCCTCTAGCGCCTAAAACCGTATACACCCGTAGCAAAAATAAAAAAGAGCAGAAGTGGGAGCAGTTCCCTGAAAATCCTGCATTTAAGAATATTAAAACAGTATTCGACTGGCAACAGTTTCCAGAAGAGTTTCAAGAAAGACATTACGCTTATATAGATGAAGAATTTAGACGTAGAGAAGAAGGGTTTTGGTTTGCCAATAATGGGACACCCACTTGGATACCTGGGTCTTACTATATGTATCTCCAGTGGAGCAAAATTGACGTTGGCGCTCCTGACTTCCGCGAAGCGAACAGGTTGTTCTTTATTTTCTGGGAAGCGTGCAAAGCTGATTCTCGGAGTTATGGTATGTGCTATCTAAAGAACAGACGATCTGGCTTCTCTTTTATGAGCTCAGCTGAAACCGTTAATTTAGCTACTCTTGCAAGTGATTCTAGATTTGGTATCCTATCCAAGTCCGGAGGTGACGCTAAAAAGATGTTCACGGATAAGGTAGTGCCGATAAGTTTGAATTACCCGTTCTTTTTCAAGCCGATACAGGATGGTATGGACCGTCCTAAGTCGGAGCTTGCGTATCGTGTTCCAGCTAAAAAATTCACTCGAAAGAAGATGAAGGAAAAAGATGCTGTTGACGACGTGCAGGGTCTTGACACTACTATCGACTGGAAAAATACTGGAGACAATAGTTATGATGGTGAAAAGCTAGCACTTCTTGTACACGATGAAAGTGGCAAGTGGGAGAAGCCAGACAACATCAAGAATAACTGGCGGGTAACTAAAACTTGTCTTAGACTTGGTAGCCGAATAGTCGGTAAGTGCATGATGGGTTCTACGTCGAACGCTCTTGATAAGGGTGGTCAGAACTTTAAGGATATGTACTACGATTCTGACGTCACTAAGAGAAATAGAAACGGTCAGACGAAGTCTGGCCTTTACGCGTTATTCATACCCATGGAATGGAACTATGAAGGTTTTATCGATGAGTATGGGTATCCTGTTTTTGAAACGCCTGAAGTTCCTTGCAAAGGACCGCACGGCGACGATATAGATTATGGCGTCATTGATCACTGGGAAAATGAGGCAGAAGGCTTGAAAGACGACCAAGACGCTTTGAATGAATTTTACAGGCAGTTCCCTCGCACTGAGGAGCACGCCTTTAGAGACGAGACAAAAAATAGCTTGTTTAATCTTGTAAAGATTTACGAGCAGATTGATTATAACGAAGGAAATAGAAACTCTAATGTTCTTACCACTGGTAATTTCCAATGGATGAACGGCGTAAAGGACACAATGGTTATATTTAACCCTGACCCTAATGGCAGGTTTAAAGTTAGTTGGGTTCCAAACGTGCAGATGCAAAATAGAGTTATACTTAAGAATGGAGTGAGGTATCCTGGTAACGAACACGTGGGGGCATTTGGGTGCGACTCGTACGATATATCTGGAACCGTAGATAATAGAGGATCAAAAGGTGCTTTGCACGGCTTAACCAAGTTTTCCATGGAAGACGCGCCTGCAAATACCTTCTTTTTAGAGTATATAGCAAGACCACAAACCGCTGAGATATTTTTTGAAGACGTGTTAATGGCGTTGGTATTTTATGGTATGCCATTGCTGGCTGAGAACAATAAACCTAGACTTTTGTATTACTTGCGCAGACGAGGATATAGAGGCTTTAGTATGAATAGGCCAGACAAGGTGTGGAATAAGTTGTCAGTAGCCGAAAAAGAGGTTGGAGGTATACCAAACTCTAGCGAAGATATAAAACAGGCACACGCGGCCGCTATTGAAATGTATATTAATGACCACGTCGGTTTGACTGAAGATGGATATGGTACTATGTATTTTAATGATACGTTAAACGATTGGGCAAGATTTAATATAAACCAAAGAACCAGGCACGACGCTTCTATCAGCTCAGGCTTAGCTATTATGGCCTGCAATAGACAGTTATACGCCCCAAACCAGGATCGCAAAAGAGATCCGCTCAACTTAACCATATCTAAATATAATAACACTGGAACGACATCAAGATTAATAAAAGCATAATATGGCAGAGTCTGTTGTAACTAGCTTTCCGTCGCAAGCGGTTAGTGATATTGAAAAAATGAGCTGGGACTACGGCCTCAAGGTAGCTAAAGCTATCGAGGGCGAGTGGTTTACCGGTACTACTAACAAATATAACAATAGCTATAATAAGTACCACCAACTTCGCCTCTACGCAAGAGGTGAACAATCTATAGATAAGTACAAGAACGAACTTTCTATAAACGGTGACTTAAGCTACTTAAACCTCGATTGGAAACCAGTACCCATTATCTCTAAGTTCGTCGATATTGTTGTTAACGGCATGTCGCAACGCGCTTATGAGATTAATGCATTTTCTCAGGATAAGCACGGTGTACAACGCCGGACAGCTTATATGGAGTCTATGATTAGAGATATGAAGTCGCGTGAGTTTAACGACTTAGCGGCTCAACGTCTCAACATGGACCTTTACGAGAATGATAAAGATAAAGTACCGGGTTCAGAAGAAGAACTTGCGTTACACATGCAGCTTACGTATAAACAAGCTGTAGAATTAGCAGAAGAGCAAGCTATCAACACGCTGCTTAACGCCAGCGATTACGACCTTGTAAGGCGTAGAGTTTTGAACGACCTTACTATCTTAGGTATAGGCGCTACTAAAACTAACTTCAACTATTCAGACGGGGTTACTGTAGAATACGTCGACCCTGCTAACTTGGTCTACTCATACACAAAGTCTCCATACTTTGATGACATATACTACGTTGGTGAGGTAAAAGAAATACCTATTAACGAGCTTGTAAAGGAGTTCCCTAATCTTAGCGAATCAGATATTGAAGAGATTGTGGAGGGTTCTCACGATATTATCAACGTTAGAAATAACAGTGACCGCAATATGGTTCACGTGTTGTACTTCAATTACAAGACTCACGCGAACGACGTTTACAAACTTAAGAAGACTGGCTCAGGAGCTGATAAAGTTATACCTAAAGACGACACGTTCAATCCACCTGCTGATATGGAGGGTGAATTTAGCCGTTTAGATAGAGTTCTAGAGGTTCTTTATGAAGGAGTAATGGTTTTGGGTGCTAGAAAGCTTTTAAAGTGGAATATGGCGCCTAATATGATGCGTACGCAATCAGACTTCGGTGAAGTTAAGATGAACTATCAAATCACCGCGCCACATATGTACGATGGTAAGATTGACTCCCTTGTTAATCGCATCACCGGTTTTGCGGATATGATTCAGCTTACTCACTTGAAAATACAGCAGGTGATGAACCGCATGGTTCCTGACGGTGTGTATTTGGACGCTGACGGTTTAGCCGAGATTGATCTTGGTAATGGCACAAGCTACAACCCGCAGGAAGCACTTAATATGTTCTTCCAAACAGGTTCTGTTATCGGTAGATCATTTACGTCCGAGGGTGATATGAACCCTGGCAAAGTACCTATCCAGCAAATTCAAAATGGCGCTGGGTCTAACAAGCTTCAGAGCTTAGTTAGCACTTACAACTACTACTTGCAGATGATCCGTGATGTGACGGGTCTTAATGAAGCTAGAGATGGTAGTATGCCAGACAAAAACGCTCTTGTCGGTATTCAAAAGCTTGCCGCGGCAAACTCTAATACCGCAACTAGACATATATTGCAGTCGATGCTCTACATAACGGCTGAGGTTGCGGAAAATCTATCGCTTAGAGTTTCAGATATAATTGAGTACTCTCCAACCAAGCAAGCGTTCATAAGCTCTATAGGTGCTCATAACGTAGCTACGCTTGAGGAAATGGCTGAGTTACACCTTAGAGACTTCGGTATATTTATCGAACTATTGCCAGACGAAGAAGAAGCGGCTAAATTAGAAAACAACATACAGGTCGCGCTCGGGCAGAAGCTTATAGACTTGGATGACGCTATTGATGTGCGGCAGATAAGAAACATCAAGCTCGCTAACCAGATGCTTAAGGTTAAGCGCAAGCAGAAAATGGAGCGCGATCAGAAAATGCAACAGCAGAATATTCAAGCTCAAGCACAGGCTAACGCTCAAGCGCAGCAAGTGGCAGCTCAAGCTGAAATGCAGAAAGACCAAGCTAAGATGCAGTCAGAAGTACAACTCGAGCAGACAAAGGCTCAGCTCAAGTCTCAGTACTTGCAGCAAGAGATAGAAGGCAAGATGAAGCTTATGCAATTTGAGTTTGATTTAAATTCTAAGATGCAGAAGTCTGAAGCAAGTGACCAAGCAAAGATTAAAAGTTTCGAATCATCAGGTAATGATATAGTTACGGGAGGAGCGAATACACAACGTTTCCTGCCATAAGTCAAATTTTATAATATTTTATTATGGACCAAAACAAACAAACTGACCTTGAAGAAGTGATTCAAGAGGTGGAAAAAGACCCTAATGTAACAAAAGTAAAAGTTGCGCCATTTAAAAGTAAACCAGAGGAAACAATCCATAAAGTAGATTTATCTAAACCAATTAACAATGAAACTGAAGAAGACGAGTCAAACGGACAAGTTGTGGATGAAGGAGATGGAGATACACGAGAGCTCAGTGCAGCCGAGGAAGAAGTACAGCCGGAAGCCGAAGTACAGGAACAACTGGATGGAGGAGGAGTGACGGAAGAAGCCGAGGTTGTAAATGAAACAGCCGAGGCTAAACTTCCAGAGGGGATTCAAAAGCTTATAGAGTTTATGAACGAGACTGGTGGTACGCTCGATGATTACGTTAGACTTAATAGAGATATAAAAACCTTAGATACCTCTGACGTTATTGACGAGTACTACAAAGACACCAAGCCTCACTTGACCGCTGAAGAAAGACAATTCCTTATTGAAGAGACTTTCGGTTTTGACGAAGATTTAGACGACGAGAAAGACATTAAAAAGAAGAAGATAGCTCTTAAAGAACAAGAGGCTGAGGCTCGTAAATACCTTGAAAACCAAAAGAACAGATACTACGAAGAAATCAAGGCCACGGACAACCTTAGTGCTGACCAAAAGAAGGCCGTAGATTTTTTCAATAGATATAATAAAGAGACTCAAGAGCAGAAAAAACTGTCTGAGGAATTTGCTAACGCGTTTAAGCAGAAGACTAACGAGGTTTTCAACAGCGGTTTCGAAGGTTTCGATTACCAAGTTGGAGATAAAAAGTTACGCTTCAATGTGAAAAACGCAGAGGAAGTGAAAAATACGCAGATGAGCATCAACAATTTCATCGACAAGTTTGCCGGTGAAGACAAAAAAATTCAAGATGCCGTTGGGTACCATAAGAGCCTCTATACAGCAATGAACGCGGATGCTATAGCTCAGCATTTCTACGAACAAGGCAGAGCTGATGCTATTAAGGACTCTGTCGCTAAAGCTAAAAACGTTAACACGGACGCTAGGCAAGTGCACGGCGAAACCAACGTTGGAGGTGTTAGATACAGGGTTGTAGGAGATTCTGCTCGTGATTTCAAAATAAAACGAAAAAGATAACCCATTAAAATTAAAACAAAATGGCAATTGTAAACGGAGGAAATTTAAACTCCACCCCATCTGTCAATAAAGTTACGCTTAGCAGCAACTACATTGACTTTACAAGCGCGACCACGAAAGGTTGGGCTCAACAATACCTTCCTGACTTGATGGAAGAAGAAGCAGAAGTTTTTGGTAATCGTTCTATCTCTGGCTTCCTTGAGATGGTCGGTGCTGAAGAGGCTATGACCGCCGACCAGGTAATTTGGTCTGAACAAGGTCGTTTGCATCTTTCTTACCAAGGCGATCAATCTACCAACACGGATAAAATTATCCTTACTGATGACATTGATGGCAATAGCATTGATGCCAGCGGCGAAGCGGGCCACGGCGTGCGCGTTGGAGACACGGTCGTCGTTACGTCTAGCACTCACACCGTTAAGTGTTATGTTAGCGCAGTGACAAATACTCCTGGTACCGAAACAAGCATCACGGTTAAGCCTTACACGCATGCTACTTTAACAGCTGCTTTAGGTAACAGCAACGCAGTGCCCTTAAATGTGTTTGTCTTCGGTTCTGAGTTTAAGAAAGGAACGCAAGGACGCACTGACGCTAATCAACCTGGGTTCAAGTCTTTGACCAACTCGCCTATCATTATGAAGGACTTGTACGAGATCTCTGGGTCTGATGCTTCTCAAATCGGTTGGGTTGAGGTTTCTGGTGAAGAAGGCCAAAATGGTTACTTGTGGTACTTGAAAGCCGCTGGTGATACTCGTGCTCGTTTCACTGACTACTGCGAAATGACCTTAGTTGAAGCTGAAAAAGCTGCCCCTAGTTCTGGCGCTATAGGTGAGGGCATGAAAGGTACTGAAGGTTTGTTCGCCGCTATTGAAGACAGAGGTAATATATCATATGGTGGTCTCAGCCTCACTGAGTTTGACTCAATCCTTAAGGAATTTGATAAGCAAGGCGCTATTGAAGAATACATGCTGTTCTTAAATAGAAATGAAGCTCTCGCTGTTGACGACATGCTCGCTGGCCTTCCCGGAAGCAACACAGGTGCTGGATCTGGTTACGGTGTGTTTGACAACGATCGCGATATGGCTTTAAACTTAGGTTTCACCGGTTTCCGTAGAGGTTCTTACGATTTCTACAAGTCCGACTGGAAATACTTGAACGACAAATCTACTCGCGGCGGAATTCTTGACGTCACCGCGGCAAATGGTGGCGCTGATGGCCCTATAAGCGGAGTTATGGTTCCTGCTGGAACTTCCTCTGTGTATGACCAAAGCCTCGGTCGCAATTTGCGTCGTCCATTCTTGCACGTTCGTTACAGAGCTTCCCAGATGGATGATCGTCGCTTTAAGACTTGGACCACTGGCTCTGTGGGAGCATCTACGTCTGACCTCGACGCTATGGAAATGCATTTCTTGACTGAGCGTTGCTTGGTCGTGCAGGGTGCAAATAACTTTATGTTGTTGCAGAAGTAATTATTGTTACGTAAAGGGGAGATTCGTCTCCCCTTTATTTTATTTTTTTAATTTTATTTTATTATGGCACAAAGAAAAACCACTACAACTAAAAATTCTACGGAAAATCAGGATAATTTAGTTAAACAAGAAGTAGAGCAAGTTAGCAAGCCGGTTGATTATCGAGTATCGCGTGAAGCTCAAAAGCCTTCTTGGGAAATTAAAGATAGATTTTACTATTTAGCAAATGATCTATCGCCTTTGTCTTTTAAACTTAAGTGTAGAGACATTTATTACTTTGATGAAGACAAAGGTTACGAAAGAGAGTTGCTTTACACTAGAAATCAAAAAACCGTTTTTGTTGACGAGATGAATGGACCTAAAACGCTTGAGCACGTTGTGTTTAGAAACGGCGTTTTAATGGTGCCTAAAAACTTGCAGACACTTCAAAAATTACTCAGTATATACCATCCATATAAGGGTACTGTATACTTTGAAAGAGATGATGTTAAGGTCGCAGCTGACGAGGTTATTAATATAGAATTAGAACTCGAAGCATTAAATGCAGCTGCATCTATGGACGTGGAACAAGCTGAAGCTATCATGCGCGTTGAAATAGGTTCGCAAGTTGATCGTATGTCTTCTAAAGAGCTTAAGAGAGACTTGTTCATATTTGCAAAAAGAAACCCTCTTTTGTTTATAGAACTCATGAACGACGATAACGTTCACCTTAGAAATATAGGCGTAAAAGCAACTGAAAAAGGCGTGATTACTTTATCTAGAGATAATAGAACCTTCTCATGGGGCTCTACAAATAGAAAGCTTATGACTGTGCCTTTCGATGAGCATCCTTACTCAGCTTTAGCCGCTTGGTTTAAAACAGATGAGGGCATGGAGGTTTTAACGTCTATTGAAAAAAGATTAAAAGAATAAATAAAAAATAATGCGTAGTAATTTACAATCTCCTGCTGGATTCCATTTAGCGGTATTAGGGCAACATGGCTTTAAATATTTAACTGGAACAGACAGCGCGACCGGCGAATTTGTGGCGATTCAGGCTTTAGTAGACACCGCGGTTACTGTTACCGTCAAAAAGGGTGATGCTCTTACCGGTATAACTATCCCGGCTGGAATGGCAATCTATGGGCCATTTACAAGTGTTACTTTAACGTCAGGAACTGCGCTTGCTTACATAGCGTGATTTTTTAATAATGCTAGGACTAGGAACAATTATAGGCAAGGCGAGCGATCCAATTAGCATAATTGTGGAGCGCTCGTCGGCGCCTGGCAAATCCTCATTAGCCGCGTCTTATGAGTACTATTACTATGGGGGCGGGGGCGATGTGCTTCAAGGTGGGTTTAATATAAATACTATTTATTACCAGACTCTTGCGGATTGGGCTGGATATACTGGTTTAAGACAAGACTTTAATGAACCGTTAAACTCGTTTGACGCCTCGTCGTATAATTATTTTGACTCACCATTTTCTAACACTTCATTTAATCAGCCTCTTGATCAATGGGATGTGTCTGGGATTGTTAGTATGCGCAACGCGTTACGGGGTGCATCATATTTTAACCAAGACATATCTGGATGGGATGTTAGTAATGTAACTGATATGGGTTATATGTTCTATGAGGCATATGCATTTAATCAAAATCTTTCAACTTGGAACGTTAGTAATGTAGAAAATATGGGCGTTATGTTTAGGCATGCTCATGCATTCAATGGTAATGTTTCAGGGTGGAACGTTAGTAACGTATCTTTTATGTCTAGTATGTTTCATGATGCACGTGCATTCAATCAAGATATTTCAACTTGGAATGTAAGTAACGTAACTAATATGTCTCTTATGTTTTTTCAGGCATCTGCATTCAATCAAGATCTTTCAACGTGGAACATTGGTAGTGTAACCTATATGAGCAATATGTTTAGTGGTTCAGGCATGTCAACGACTAACTATTCTAATACCTTAATAGGTTGGGCAGCACAAGCACCAAACATCCAATCAAATGTTCCCCTAGGCGCTTCTGGTATTAGATACAACTCTTCCGCACAATCTGCGAGAAATACATTAACAGGCACTTACGGTTGGACTATAACCGACAGTGGCTTAGGATCTTAAATTAAAACATTAAAAATGGACGGAACATTCCAAACTTACAAAGCTGAAACAGAGCCTAAGTTCTTTTTATGCTACACTACAGCTGATACCTTGACATACTCATACCTAGCATTAGGATCTCAGGTCCAAACAGGTCAAGAGCACTTAGAAGTTTTTGACACCGAAGAACAACTTGCAG